CCTCTTCGAGGTTGAGATGGACTTCCCTTCAGGTGTAGGTATTTTCGATGAAGAGATTGAGAATACAAGACACAGAATGATGATCAAGGGTGCACAGTTACCTGCATCAAACATCGCTGAAGTTGTTGTTCCTTTCAGAGGAAGACAACTCAAGGTGGCAGGTGACAGAAGATTTGATCCTTGGACAATTACAGTCATCAACGATGGAGACTTCAAACTCAGAGAAGCGTTTGAAAGATGGTCAAACTTCATCATCAAAGTATCCGACGGATCTGGTACTATCAACCCATCTGACTACTTTGCAGATTGGATTGTAAACCAACTAGGTCGTGCTTCTACTGATCTCAACACAAGAGGAGAGAACAGTAGTGCTACACTACCAGTGCTCAGAAGATATCAAATGCATGGTTGCTGGCCAAGTCAGGTAAGTCCGATAGAACTATCATACGACACAGCAGACGTAATCGAAGAATTCCAAGTTACCCTCCAAGTCCAGTGGTGGGAAGCATATGATGGAAATTCTGAGGATTCTGTAGTATAATAAATAGGTCAACACAGTAAAATATAGTTATGGCAAAACTTTTTGGGTTTGGGCTACCCGAACCCAACAAGGAGAATAAGAATATTGTCAGTCCTGTTCCTCAGAATAATGAGGACGGGGCTGATTATTTTCTTTCCAGTGGATTTTATGGTCAGTATGTAGATATAGAGGGTGTATTTCGTACAGAGTTTGATGTAATAAAAAGATATCGTGATATGTCACTTCATCCTGAGTGTGACACAGCGATTGAGCATGTGGTTAATGAAGCAATTGTATCTGATAGCAACGATAGTCCTGTTGAAATCAATCTTGATAATCTTCCTGTTAGTGAAAATCTAAGAAAAGTTATAAGAGAAGAGTTCAAGGGAGTCAAAGACTTACTACAGTTTGATAAAAAGGCACATGAGATATTCAGAAACTGGTATGTAGATGGTAGACTATACTACCATAAGGTAATTGACGTTACAAAACCAGATGAAGGCATTCAAGAAGTAAGATATATCGATTCTCTGAAACTAAAGTTGATGAGAATTCAAAAGAAAGACGCTAAGAATAAAGGAACACCAGTCCTACCATACACAGGTCAAACTACAGTCACAAAAGACGCTCAAGTACAAGAATTTTACACATACTATCCACAAGGACTTGCACAGAAGTATGGTTCAGTTGCAGGTAAGGGTATTAGAATTGCAAAAGATTCTATATGTCATGTACATTCTGGATTAGTAGACAGAAATAAAAAACTTACTCTCTCTTATCTTCATAAAGCAATCAAGGGACTCAATCAGTTGCGTATGATTGAAGACTCTCTTGTGATATACAGATTGTCAAGAGCACCAGAAAGAAGAATATTCTATATTGATGTAGGTAATCTACCTAAGATCAAAGCAGAACAATACTTGCGTGATGTGATGTCTCGCTATAGAAACAAGTTAGTATATGATGCTAACACAGGTGAGATCAAGGATGATAAGAAGTTCATGTCTATGCTTGAGGACTTCTGGTTACCAAGAAGAGAAGGTGGTAGAGGAACTGAGATTTCCACACTACCAGGTGGACAGAACTTAGGTGAACTCACAGATATAGATTACTTCCAAAAGAAATTATATCGTTCACTCAATGTACCTGAGTCACGTATTGGTGCTAACGATGGTTTCAATTTAGGTAGATCATCTGAGATACTTAGAGACGAACTCATGTTCAGTAAGTTCGTTGGTAGATTACGTAAGAGATTTAGTGGTCTATTCATTGATTTACTCAAGACACAACTTATACTGAAGAATATTGTCACTCCCGAAGACTTCGAGAAGATGGCAGAGCATATACAGTTTGACTATAAGTATGATAATCATTTTGCAGAACTCAAGGATCATGAGTTGATGACTGAGCGTCTCAATATTATGGTTGCTATCGAACCTTACATCGGCACATACTATTCAAGAGACTATGTAAGACGTAAAATTCTACGTCAGACAGATGAAGAGATAGAAGAAATGGCACAAGAGATGGAAGAGGAGAATGCATCGGGAGTTGGTGTGCCATTAGAGACGCAAAATCAAATGGTTCAAGGTAGAATTGATGCAGATGTGGAAGCAGCAAAAGCATTAGGAAAGACACCGAAGGAACCAGATATAGCAAACTCTAAGGGAGAAGGGGCAACTGAAGCACCCTCAATAGATATCAAGAAGGCGAAGATATAAATAACACTAAGTGTTTATTTAAAATTAGTTTATGGAACCGCATGAAATTGTAGATCTTGTCGGCACAGACGCACCTTCTTCGGAAATATCTGATGCTATTAAACAAGCACTACTTGTGAAATCGGCAGCGAAAGTTGACGCTATCACTCCTGATGTTGCGAGTGTTTTGTTTGGAGGTAGACCCGAAGAAACAGAAGACGAAGTAGAACCAGAAGCAGAGGCAGAAACAGAAGTAGACGCTTCAATTGATCAAGATCAAGAAACTGAACAGGAAGAAGAATGAGTGCATCACAACCACTTAAATTAGTAACGGATATTGGTGAGGTATCAAGTAACAATGCGACCTCTGCAGTAACGTCTGCTCAAACTGTGAAGACAGGTGTACTTTACGTTGTTTGTTCAGATGCAAAAGCAGCAGGTCATATCGCTGTTTGCAACACCGCAAACCAAGCAGGTGTTGGATCATTTCATGTAGCGAAAGGAGATTCATTTCTTTATCGTTACGGACATCCAGCAAACGCACCAGTATCTGCAATCAGTAAAGCAGCAGCTGCAGTTTTGACTATTGACCATACAGATACAAAGTTTCAAGTAGGAGACTACGTGACTCTCTCTGGATCTAGTGTTGGTACATACAATAGTACAATCGCACATGTAGAAGTTACAGCAAAGTCAGATCCTCAAAGGACAAATGACTATAAGACAACTCTTACAGTCAATGCTGACACAGCATCACTTGCTGATTTTACAGGAACAGCAACTCTATCCAAGTCTGTCATATTCAGACTCGCACCTGAGACAGCATCAGGATGCACGTTACACTTACACGAGGTAGGTATCGGATGAAATTAATCTCTGAAGAAATAGAATCAGTAGATATTCTGACCGAAGAAAAAGACGGTAAGAAGACTCTATACATTCAAGGTCCTTTCTTACAGGCAGAGGTAGTGAACCGCAACAAACGTTGCTATCCTCTTAACACCATGATGAAGGAAGTGGCAAGATACAATAATGATTTTGTATCTAAAGGTCGTGCTCTTGGAGAACTAGGTCATCCAGACGGTCCGCAAATAAATCTTGATCGTGTATCACATAAGATAGTATCACTTACACAAGAAGGAAATAACTTTGTAGGTAAGGCACAAATTCTTAGTACACCCATGGGTAAAATCGCTGAATCTCTCTTAGATTCTGGTGTAAAACTTGGAGTGTCCTCAAGAGGAATGGGATCTATCGTAAATAAAGAAGGCGTATCTTACGTTGGAGAAGATTTCATGCTTGCTACTGCTGCTGATATAGTGGCAGACCCCAGTGCACCAGACGCTTTTGTCGATGGTGTGATGGAAGGTAAAGAGTGGGTATGGGAAGGATCAGTTTTGCGTGAAAAGAAAACTGAAGCGATAAAAAAGGAGATAAATACGCTCGTAGATTCAAGAATTTTGGAGCAAAATCGTCTTAGATTATTCCAAGAGTTCTTGTCAGATCTATAATTGTCTAAATAATAACAGAAATTCTAAGGAAAAATACGGAATTAACCAATGGCTGCGAAAAAACAACTACATGAAATGGAGAACCAGGTTACTAAGGGTGCAGCGAAAGCAGACCCAATGCCAAAAGCTCCAAATTATGTTCCCGATGCTGGTGCAGGGTACGAGGATCTTGGAGGTCCTACACCTACAAACAGCAAACCAGATGACGACTCTAATAAGTTGAAGACACCTAGTGCTAAATTTGCACAGCAAGGTGATGTTCAAACTAAGGGGTCTGCTGGAACAGTACAACTACCTGGACCTGCTGCGTTGAAGAGCACAGGATATGGTCGTGGTGCTAATGAGGAGACACAGCCAGAAGGTGAGGAAGTAGTTTCCGAAGAACCCGCTACCGAGGAAGAGGTAGTCGCAGAAGTTCAAGAGATTGAAATTGACCTTGAAGATGATGTGAAAGCATTATTAGAAGGTGAAGAACTATCTGCAGAATTCAAAGAAAAGACCAAGACGATTTTTGAAGCCGCAATCAAATCAAAAATTGAACTTGTTCAAAGCAATCTAGAAGCTCAGTACGAAGAAGCACTAACTGAAGAAGTTGGAAACATTCGTGATGAGTTGACCGAACGTGTTGATTCCTATCTAGAGTACGTTGCAAACGAATGGATCAACGAGAATGCGTTGCAGGTCGAATCAGGAATCAGAGGGGAACTCTCTGAATCCTTCATGACTGGTCTCAGAGGACTTTTTGAAGAACATTATGTATCAATCCCTGAAGAGAAATATGATGTACTTGAGGCAATGGTCACTAAACTTGATGAAATGGAGACAAAACTCAACGAACAGATTGACAGTAACGTCGCTCTTACTCAGCGTCTTTCTGCATCTGTCTCCGACAACATCCTTGATGAAGTAAGCAGTGGATTAGCACTTTCTCAAAAAGAGAAACTTGCAGAACTAGCTAAAGGTGTTGAGTTTGAAAGCGAAGAACAGTACAGGGAAAAACTCTCAACGTTGAAGGAAGGTTATTTCACCAAACCTGCAGCGACAGAGAACCCAGAAGTCATTTCTGAAGAAGCACCTGTAATGGATACTAATCCTACAATGGATGCGTATATTCAGGCACTGACTAAGTTCCAATAAATTAACTAAAACTTTAACCCGAAAGGATAGCCAATCATGTTTAACTCTGGACAACTCCAGAAGAAGTGGCAACCACTTTTAGAGGCTGAGGGAATTGACAAAATTACCGACAACCACAGAAAAGCGGTTACTGCACAACTTCTAGAAAACCAAGAAAGATTTCTAAGAGAAGAGAGAGCATTCTTATCTGAAGCTCCTCCAACAGTAAACACAGACCCATCATCTACAGGAGCCGCAGGTTTCAGTGGTGGAGCAACTGTCGGTGGACCTGTTGCTGGTTTCGACCCAGTTCTTATTTCATTGATCAGAAGATCAATGCCAAACCTCGTTGCATACGACCTAGCAGGTGTTCAACCAATGAACGGACCTACAGGTTTGATTTTCGCAATGAGAAGCCGCTTCGACAACCAGAACGGAACAGAAGCATTATTCAACGAACCAGATTCAGCATTCTCTGCTCAGAACTCTGCTGCATCACTCACACAGGGTGACTACACAGGAGCAACTGATGGAGATAGCGACGTTGGTTTCGGTACAACTGCACAAGGCGGTTCAAACCCATCTATCTTGAACGGTGGTGCTAACAATGCATACAGCACAGGACAAGGTTTCAAGACACAGAATTTAGAAACATTAGGAGATAGTGCTTCTAACGACTTCCGTGAGATGGCATTCAGCATTGAGAAAGTTTCTGTGACTGCAAAGTCAAGAGCACTCAAGGCAGAGTACAGTCTAGAACTAGCACAAGACTTGAAGGCAATTCATGGTCTAGATGCAGAAGCAGAACTTGCTAATATCTTATCTACTGAGATCCTTGCTGAAATCAATAGAGAGATCATTAGAACTATCTACAAGTCTGCTGAAGCTGGTGCACAAACAAACACAGCAACAACTGGTGCGTTTGACCTAGACACAGACTCAAACGGAAGATGGATGGTTGAGAAGTTCAAGGGAATGATCTTCCAACTAGAAAGAGATGCAAACGCCATCGCACAAAGAACTCGTCGTGGCAAGGGGAACATCATCCTATGCTCCGCAGACGTTGCATCCGCACTAACAGCAGCTGGTCAGTTAGACTACACACCTGCTCTAAACAGCAACCTAACAGTTGATGACACAGGTAACACATTTGCTGGTACACTTAACGGTAGATACAAAGTTTACATCGATCCATTCGCTGCTAACTTAGACGCTAACCAGTACTACGTTATGGGTTACAAAGGTACATCTCCTTATGACGCTGGTTTATTCTATTGCCCATATGTTCCTCTACAAATGGTAAGAGCAGTTGGACAAGACACCTTCCAGCCCAAGATT